GCCAATCGTTGTTGTCACAGTTAGTTTTAGTGTAGTACCAATGCCGCCGCCTTCTTCACGGTCTAGTCTGAATGACTGAGCATTGGGAAACTCATCCATAATCTCACCGATCAATTTAACGTCTTTTCTGTGTAGGTACATCATCATGCCTCCATCTTGTATTCGTACTTATCAACCATTCTGCCACATCCCTGGCAGGTTGTTGCACACCAGGAGAAGTGATAGACTCGTTTCACATCACCACAGTGCGGACATTGTAGCAAACGCCCATACTTACCAGTACGGGAGGTCTTCTTAATTTGAATAAACTCCATTGCGGGAAATGCGGAGGTTTTAATGCGGGAAAAGTTGCTCAAACTTGTTGCGAAAGAAACTGCTCAACCTCGGCGTCTGTCAGCTGGTTGACTGACATTTGCACACGGGCGATAACTTGCTCAGATGCACTCACTTTTAGAAACTCACAATGCTCACGAACCCAACGAATAGTGAGAGTAAGACGGTTGCTCATTGGTGTCGTTTGAACTGTAGCCAATATAGGGTGAAACGAACCCATTGGCGGAAATAGTGGACAGCCACGTGGCTGTCACACCACGCGAGTCCCGTGCTTACGAATCTCACCAGCCGAGATAGTTACACCAATGCGGGGGTCTTTTGCTTTACCGTTACGCTTAGTGGGGTATTGTTTCTGTGCTTTGGGTAACAACAATGCCAACACAGTATCAGAGTCCATTACCCAAACCTCTGCAACATTTGCACCCTCATAACGAGCATAATAGTGACGAGGATAGCACCCAATCTTGTGCTCGATGAGATACTCAGCTTGTTCCTCCCAAGTAGGTTGAACACTGATACCGTTATAGGTTGCGGAGATATTTGCACCGATAGTGCTTTTGTATTCTACAGGAGTGCCGTCGGGTTCAAATGCGTCTGCACCACTATAAGTGTCCGCAACGGTATGCCCCAACAGGCAAGCTAGGTGAATCTCACGAGAGCGAGCATAACTCATCGGGTCGCCAGCATTCAGTGCATCTGCTGCCTCATAGAGAGCAGCAAATGCATCGAGGTATTGTTGTTGTGCAGAGGTGAGCATTCCTAAGATGCGTTTGATGTGGCTACAATACGATCAAACTAGGTTGATGGCAATGGGTGCAGACCAGTTCATCAGCTGGCACACTGAAACCGACTGTGATTAAAGTTTGCATTAGAAAAGACCTCACGATTGACCAGTTTGAACATACCAAACTCATTGGTCATCACATAACCCTCCGCATCAATTCGATCGTATCCGATATAAGCGGCAGGACCATCATTGCGACACATAAACAGGCAATCGTCCTTGATGGACTTCACCAACAACCAGAACTCAATGAGCAAACGATCGCAGTCAAACTCTTCGGGTTTGATGTCACGACCCTCACGAATACAGGAGTTAAGTTGTTGTTTCAGAACTTTAGCTTGTTTATCACTCACGAAGTTCACAACGGTGGACATTTGACGAGCAAACTCACACACTTCCTTCACATCAGCAAAAGAGGTCTGATTGTGTGCAATATATGCATTTGGTTTCACGAACTTGACAGTCTCGGTATCAGTCCAGATCGCACGGTCAGGATGTGCAACTGCATCACGAAGATCGCTCTCCGCATAGTAACAAGTGTGAGGGGCGATGATAATGTTTTGAGAAACAATCTCGGGGAACTTGTAAGTAATAGTGTTAGGCTTGTACTCATCAGATCCACCGAACCCAATGAAGTCAGCCTGATAAATGGTATTCAGACGGGGAAGATAATCGAAACAAGAGTGCAGAATGTTCGCAACTTCTCCCGCGTAGAAAGTATCAATATCCTCGTGAGAATGTGCAATGCGAATCTTTACTTTGTTGAACACAGCTTTGGTTCCCACGAAGAACTTACCGTTCGCAGGATTAGTCCCCCAGACAATAGCGGGAGCACCGTCAATCTTGAGGGAGAGATTGCTATCAGCAACGAACCAATCTAAGACGGAAAGATCACCGTTAAGGATGGAATCTTCGGGGTGTTCGATGTGAGTGTTCTGCATTGCGTTTCGTTCGATGGCCATAACATAACAGGGGGCCGTGGAAAAATCAAGGCCCCCTGTGACACTTATTCAACTGTCACACTGCTCGAACCGTAACCCGTTCAGTGATAGCAAGATACAAATCAAAACGAACGTTGTCATCAACTTCTCCAAGCTTTTCTGATACTGCATCAGGAATGATTTCCATCAACAAATCAGAGAATCGTTCATCCTCAAAAATATACTTAACTACCTCAGGTGCCAATGCTGCTGCAAGACGATCGATTGTGTGAGGTGAAAGTGTCATCAAACGAACTCCATCAAATAGTAATCAACAGTGACCTCAAGTTCTGCTGCTCGTTCCTCAGCAGTTTCCATCAATTCTTGATGTTCAACGAACAGATCTAAAGATTCATCAGACATTACAATCACTCCTTAATAGTGTCAACGTTGGGGTCAAAAGTTACCTCAGTGATAACATCAAAATCCTCAGTCATTTTGACGTAATTCCACTCACCTTCATCCTCACCTTCTTGGTAACAGTGAATGAAACCTGCGGAATCAGTTTTTACAAAACAACCATCATAGTTGTCCTCATCGAGAACATAACCCGATGCAATCAGTGCGTCAGTGAAAGTCATTTGAGTGCAATTCCTTTGACTCTTATAGTATTGCACAGGATGGAGGGAAACGGGGAAGATAGTGGACAGCCCGAGAACTGTCACACTATCGTTGCCAAAGGACTGAGATTGTTCTAGAACATTAACACGACGAACGGTTCGCTACATCACCACTCGTCATTCTCTCCCAAATCTTCAATAAAAACCTCTAGAGATTCTGATCCTTCAATCTCAAACATCTTCTTCCAATCGATGTTATAAGGATCGAAATCATCGAACACATCAAACTCAAGAGTGACACGAAACTTTTGTTTTTGAACGTGAGCGTACATAGTCAGAATCTCGTAGTGGGTTTGTTGGAACTGATGTATTCTACAGACTCTAAATCTCGATGTCAAGCATCAGAGATATTTAGAATCTCGTAGCGCGTTTTTAGTAATCCCCGACAGAATTGGGATTACAAATGAGAAGATTGATGTCTCTTACCTGACAGAAATACTGTGGTGGTGGTTCAGGCAATCGCGTCAATGTGACTACGGCAATGATAATCTGAATGAAAGGCAGAACGAAGATAATTTGCTGTCTCATTTTTTCAGATCAGGGTGTGGTGCATACAACGGGCCTTGATAATCGTGAGGACGTTTCACTTTACTATCAACAACGGTTCGATGTAGTTGTTTCAAGGCTTCAACGGTCTCAGGTGTTTCCTCCCAAGTCCAGCTGTTGCCATTGTTGTCAATGAAATTACGTTCAGTCATTTTTATTCATCGGTAAGGTGATCTGCACAGGCCAGTGTATCACAAGGAGGACAACTGGTTGACATTGCTTCTTTGAGTGCTTCTGTTACATTCTCCTTGAAAGAACGATAAGGAATAAACAACTCATCATCCGCAGTTTTATACTCCTGATGAGTTTCTTTGAACTCACGTTCTACATCATACAGAAGATTTTGTACGATGTCGTTGATAGTCTCAATGGAAGATGGTGGCAGTGATACCCACTTGTATCCAGGAAACATATCATCTTTGACACGATCTAACAGTGCTCTCTTACATTGCCATTGTTGATCAAAGATACTGGTAAATGTTTCCCAGTCGTGGTTAGATTTGAAATGTGGGATACTCATTAGTTCAAAGTTTGTCAGGACATTTAGATACGACTACAGCAATCGCAGCAGCTTCAATACCAGGAGACTCTGTGATTACCTTACGAACACTAGAACCTCCATACTTATCATTCGCATTACTGTATGCAATCAATGCAGCCTTGATTACATCTCTTCCTTGTGCACGATGAGTACAGAAGTCAGCGGCAACAGTATTCAACAACGTTAGTAGTGAGAGTTCTACCATTACTTTTTAGGGATAGTCAGTTCCTCCATTATAATCTGTTTTGGCAAGAAGTTCCAGCAATAGTAACTAGAACTGAAGGTGATCTTGTCATTGTCCCTACCATCAGGACTCACAAACTTCATACGTTTGTTGAACATCAACAGTTGCAAGTCTTTGTCTTTGAACAACTGTTTCGGTGCAGAATCATTCAACCAAGTATTAGTCATAATGAGAGCAAATGGCTTCTCAAATGACAACGCACGTTCGAAGAACTTACGTTTGTTTGTGAATGGTGGGTTTGATACGATTACATCCCATTTGTGATACTCTGGTGCATAGTCAAGGAAATCACAACCATCACTAATGTGAGAGTAGATAACCTCATTCTGTTCGCCAATTTGTTTGACAAACTCACTCTCTTCGGTGTCAAAAGGGCACCAGACAACAGCATCTTTCGGGATATACTTGAGAATAGGGGTAACACCATATGCAGGAGTATAGCACTCGTCGTTGTTACCCGACGAGTACATCAGCTTACCACTGGAGAACGTTGATTCCATATTGTTTGACTTCTTCAGTGGAGATTCTAACACAGATGGCATTGTTTTGGAAACGAAAGTTTATCAGTGTAATATCAGCAGGCGCAGACAAGCCCACTGTTGAAGAGTTGAGGAATCTCATTGAAACCAGTTACCTCATAACCAAAGGCATTCACACGAGAATCAACCTCACGCTCCATATCACGCTTGTTAATCATCGACTTGGACTGAGTGCCGCCGTTGAAGGTAACGACCTTCAGAACTTGACGGGAGTTGATAGTGCCATCAGCGAACTTAACGGGATAGAAATCAACGGTGATGGTCTCGGCGGGGTGAGTCAGTTGCATCGGGTGTTCCTCTCAACACAACTAATATAACCCCTCTGGCGGGGTCTGGC